TTTGAGTAATGTACTCACTAACAATATTTAAATCGGCGTATGACAATGCTACGCACCGCCGCATGGACTTCGATTCATGGGGCGAGTTTGTCAGTATGCTGGAAGGACTGAGTAAGCAACCTCTTGCAACGAAGCAAGATGCTGTGTTGATCAGTCCTGCTGTCTACACCGAAGGCACAACTCGTGCAAACAAGAACGTCGAACAGTGGGGACACTGGGCATGCGTCGACATAGATGACTTCAAAGGTACAATAGATGATATTCGAAATCGTTTTGCTGATCATAATTGTGTTATCTACAGTACTGCTTCTTCGAAACCTGATCAGATTAAACTCCGCGTTGTCTTCGATCTGGACCGAAGGGTCGATGTTGGAGAGATCAAACAATTCTGGTACGCCCTCAACAAATCAATCGTAGACCTCAACGACGAGCAAACGAAAGATGCGTCTAGGATGTATTATATTCCTGCAACTTACGACAGTGCTTATAATTTCTTCTATGTACAATCTGGCGCTCCTCTTTCAGTTGGTAAACTGAAACTGCTACACCCGTATGTTGAGAAGACTGGCAACTCTTTCCTTGACCGATTGTCACCCGAGATGCGAGAGCAAGTATTGTCTCACCGCAAGAACTCTATGACAAACTGTAATGTCACTTGGTCTGGGTATCGTGACTGCCCGTACTTCCCGAACAAGATGGCAGATGAATACAAGACCGTGAGTGAAACTGGTTGGTACTCGCAGATGTATCGCATTATGATTGCCACGGCATGTAACTCTGTGAAGAATAAGTATCCAATCACACAAGATCAAATCGCCAACATGTGTCGAGAACTCGACGCAGAAACTGGCAACTGGCACGACAACCGCCCACTATCCCGCGAAGCAGGAGGGGCAATAGAGTGGGCATACGCAAACACATATGAGGATTTAGGATGAGTAAGAAGATCCAATACAAGTACAACGAGGATCAGTTAGTCTCTGACCTCAAGAAATATGTCGACGAAACATACGGCGAACACTACGCTCAGAACAAGGTACAGACCACTGAGTTTGTTATCGACGCTGGTCATGGCGAAGGGTTCACGCTGGGCAACATCATCAAGTACACACAACGATATGGCAAGAAGGCAGGTAAGAACCGTGCCGACTTGTTGAAAGTCTTACACTATGGACTCATGGCATTATATGTCCACGACCAAAAAGAGGGTGAATCATGAATGTTAAATTAATTAGTTGGTCACAGGGCGCACCTGTCGCCTTTGAAAGATGCAAGGACATCCAAGAGTTGGTTGTCTATTGCGCTCGGGTCTCGAACCCAGCAGGGCAGATGAACACAGCAACTAATGATAGGTTGCTGGCATATTTGTTGAAGCACAAGCACTTCAGTCCGTTCGAGATGGTGTCCCTGTGTCTAGAGATCGATACCACTCGGGATATTGCGCGACAAATACTTCGCCACCGTTCGTTCTCCTTCCAAGAGTTCTCTCAGCGTTACGCTGATCCAGAGTCTATGGGTTATCCGTTTGAGTTGCGTGAAGCACGTCTACAGGACACCACCAACCGACAGAACAGCGTAGTGACTGACGACGAAGAACTGAGGCGCGAGTGGTTACTGAAGCAGAAGAAGGTAATTGCTGCTGCTGCCGAGGCATATGGTTGGGCAGTTGCCCATGGTATCGCCAAAGAGCAAGCACGTTGTGTCCTGCCCGAAGGCAACACCAAGACACGTATGTACATGAATGGCACTCTGCGCTCTTGGTTGCACTACATCGACCTACGTGCTGAGAATGGCACACAGGCAGAGCACATGGCAATAGCACGTGAGTGTGCCAAGGTTATCTCTGAAGTATATCCGGTAGAACTTCCATGATTGATTACATTTATGGTACACCAACTGATCATGCCCGTCGTCGGACGCCAGAGAGAACCACTCCTTCCCCTGTGTCTTCAGGCGATACGTATGACTTCCGCAACACCTACCCCGACAACAGGTCTATCCTGTTGGCGGTTGCTGCCCACGGTCCAAACCTGACTGGCGTAGAACTTGGGTTGTACCAAGCAACCAGTTTCTGTACTATGCTACAGGTGTGTACAAACGTAGACAAACTCATTGGTGTCGACAAGTGGGAACCCTACGTGGATGACATTGGTGGAGGAGACTTTGTTCGTGACCAGAAGCAGATAGAGTTTATCCGCAACACTGCCATAAACTTCATCCACTGGTCTGGTTGTAGTGACCGAGCAGAGATACTGGAGATGGATACCATAGAGGCATCCAAGAAGTACGACGACGAATCTATGGACTTTGTTTTCTTCGATGCCCACCTTAACAGGGAGCAACTCGAAGCAGAGATGGAAGCATGGTATCCAAAGATAAAGCAGGGTGGTTTGTGCATAGGGCACGACTACCACACAAGAGAGACACGCCATGCTGTATTGGCGTTTCGGGCGAGTAATAATATTGAGACACCATATTTCTTCTATGACCAAACATTCATATGGAAGAAATAAACTGTTGCCTTTACGATCCCGTTACTGTAGAATAGATGTATGTTGAATAGGAGACAATTACATGTCTGAGCAAGCACCAAACGAAGAACAGCAGAAAGCACCTGAGTTCTTCCCTACTGACCCTGACTATGGCAAGAGTGAAAAACCTCTCGTCGGCATCGTGGGTCATGGTTTCGTTGGTAAGGCGGTTGAGCGATCTATGCTCCCCGAGGTCGAGAGGTTTCTCGTTGACCCAAACTACAGCACCACCATCGATCAACTAATCGAGCAAGAACCTTCACTGGTCTTTGTCTGTACCCCAACTCCTGTTGGCGGTGCTGGTCGCATCGACGCATCTGTTACTGTTGACGCAGTGCTGAGGTTGGTTCGAGGCACCAAAGCAGCGATCGTGCTGAAGTCCACTGTCACCCCTAACATTATCGACAAGTTGTGTCGTACACTAATGTCTGAAGAAGCAGTCGGTCGTTTCGTCTATGCACCAGAGTTCTTGACTGAAGGCAATGCAGACCAAGAGTATGCTAATCCAAAGTTCATGGTACTCGGTGGCGTTCCTACGTCGTGTAATGCCTTGATTGAGTTCTTCCACTTCAACACCTTCATGCGTTTGCCAAAGAACACTGAAGACGATGGCGGTATCCATATCGTGCATCCCGCCGAGGCATCGTTCATCAAGTATGCGATCAACTGCTTCCTTGCTACCAAGGTAATGTTCTTCAATAACTTGTACGAAGCATGTAAAGATGAAGAGTGGTCTGGTGTCAACGCAACTGTCGTTGCCCGTACTGTCTCTGCTGAACCACGTATCGGTGGTACACACTGGCGTGTTCCTGGACCAGATGGCAAGAAGGGTTTCGGTGGCGCATGCTTCCCGAAAGATCTGTCTGCGTTTGTGAACTACTCTGACAAGATGCCTCTGCTAGACGAGGTTCTTCGTTTGAATAACGAGATCCGCGCAGAGTATGAACGCGACGATCGAGAGAAAGAGCAGAACATTAAGTTCAGCGACACCAAGGTAGAACCAGAGACTGACGAAGGAGAAGAATCATGAGCATCATGGACAAACTCAAAAAGAACAGCAAGATCAAGACAGCGTCTGAGTTGTCTACTTCCAAGTTCTTTCAGGCACGTAAACTGGTAGACACTGGTGTACCCATGGTAAACGTCGCCCTCAGTGGTGACGTTGATGGTGGTCTGGACTCTGGTCTGACTGTCCTCGCTGGCCCATCCAAGCACTTCAAGACCTCGTTTGCCCTGCTTATGGCAGCTGCATACCAACGGTCTAACCCTGAAGCAGTAGTCCTGTTCTATGATTCGGAGTTTGGTTCACCACAAGCATACTTCGAAGCATTTGGCATTGACACCGACCGTGTACTCCATACACCTATCACCAATGTTGAAGAACTGAAGTTCGACCTGATCTCTCAACTTGAAGAGTTGGATGCCAAAGACGATGTCATTATCGTAATTGACTCTATTGGCAACCTTGCTTCCAAGAAAGAACTAGAAGATGCTCTGAATGAGAAGGGTGTTGCTGACATGTCTCGTGCCAAGGCACTGAAGGGTCTGTTCCGTATGGCGACTCCCTACCTGCGTATGAAGAACATTCCTATGCTGGCAATCAACCACACGTACAAAGAGATCGGTCTGTTCCCGAAGGACATCGTCTCTGGTGGTACGGGTATCATGTACTCCGCTGATAACGTCTGGATCCTCGGTCGTCGTCAGAATAAAAAAGGCACAGAGGTTACTGGATATGATTTCATCATTAATGTTGAGAAGTCCCGATATGTACGTGAGAAGTCTAAAGTTCCCGTTAGTGTGTCTTGGGATGGTGGCGTTCAGCGTTACAGTGGTCTGCTTGATCTTGCTATCGCTGGTGGTTTCGTTATCAAGCCGAGCAATGGATGGTACGTACGAGTTGACAAATCGACAGGCGAGATGGTTGGAAGCAAACTTCGCGAAGCGGAAACCATGACTGAAGAGTTCTGGACACCTATCCTCGAAGAAACAGACTTCAAAGAGTTTATCCGTCAAGGTTACCAGATAGGCGGTGAGATTGCCGAGATCGAGTTGGACATCGAGAATGAGTGAAGTTGACTCAGATGTCATGGAGGTGGAGAGTGATAACCTCTACCTCGATGACATGTACATCGGTGATAGCGAGGTTGTGTACCACGATGTTACCGAACAAGATGACTTCATCGTCACAGGCGACCCAAGTTATCCAGATGAACCTGACTTCTGGGCAGTGGTAATCACCAAAGGTGAATACAAAGACTGGGTTGTCCGATTCCCCGAGGTCATACTTGACAAGGGTGAACTCGAGTTTACGTATGAGGTCATATACCTGCCTGACGGCGCAGAGTTCGTTGACCTCGAAGTCGCCAACTACATGTCAGCAGTGATCTCTGAGATTGTAGCAGAACTACACGGCACCGAAGGACAGGTGTACATCGACCAAGATACCGGAGAACAAATCCTTGACAACTGATATGCCATCAATGATCCTACGCCAGTTCTTCACTAATGAAGTATACATGCGTAGGGTCGTCCCCTTCATGGACCCAGCATACTTCGAAGGTGTACACCAACACCTGTTCAAAGAGTTTGCGAAGTATGTCGCCAAGTATAATGGCATCCCCTCCCTCGAGTCTTTCCGTATCTCTCTCCAAGAGTCAGACTCCAATATCCCAGAGCAGATGTTCAGTCACGCACAAGACATACTGCCCGACCTATTCACTAAAGACACATCGACTGATTCTGATTGGTTGATTAATAATACTGAGAAGTGGTGCCAAGACCGCGCACTGTTCAATGCTGTCATGGAGTCTATCTCCATCATTGATGGTAAGCACCAGAGTCTCACAAAGAACGCGCTTCCCGACATCCTGTCGAAAGCACTATCCGTGACATTTGATACTAACATTGGTCATGATTACCTTGAAAACGCTGAGAATCGTTATGAGTTCTATCACAGGGTAGAGGAGCGCGTCCCATTCGACCTCGACTATATGAATAAGATTACTAATGGTGGTCTTCCTAATAAGTCTCTGAACATCATCCTCGCGGGTACTGGCGTTGGTAAGTCTT